GATGAATGTTATGCAATATATCAATACTATAATCCAATTTATTCAAAATAACCAATTAATATTTTGGTTGATATTTACTGCTGTGGTTGCATCAATGCCTGAATTTCTTCCCCATTCATGGAAATCAGCACCACAATGGTTGTGGACTTGGATTCGTAGTTCGTTAAAGTTATTTTCAAATTTTAGACGAAGCCCAGGTACAGCAACAATAAACGGAAATAATATAAAAGAAAAATAATGGCACCCAAATTCGGATTAATTTATGAAAACCTTCAAACAATTCATGATTGAAACTTTCCAAGATTATAGTAAAGTTTCTTTTATTCATCCACATACTGGAAAAGAACATACGGGACTTGGTGATAAATATCATCACGAATTATCTATTAGTCTTGGATTTAAAAATTTAACTCGTGCTATTGAAAGTGGATTAATAAGACATTGGGAGCAAAATAATAAAGCTGGAAAAGTTATTGGTTATGAATCTACTCAAAAAACACCAGATTCTTTAAATACCATCAAAAATCATATAGATCAAAACCATAAAAATGCAAAGTCGATTTCTATTGATGTAGGAAAAAACTATAAACACGTTTTTGACCAACCCGGTAAACCGAGTCCCTATCATCAAGCAATGGCACATTTGAATTCATTAAAGGAAGAATTTATACTTGAAATTTATTCCGAAGGAAAACCTTCCTTTATTCATGCATCAGGAAAAGAATCTAATTTTGGTTTACTTACTCATACAAGTATAGCGCAAAAACTTGGATTTAGAGGTATCGGCCATGCTATTAGTTCTGGATTAATTCGGCATTATGAATTACCATTAAAAACAGGAAAAGAGGTCGGTTATGATTTTGATTCTTGGCATCACAAAAATTTAATACCTACTATAAAAAATCATATTGAAACCAAACATAAAGATGCAACTCAAATTGCTATAGATACGGGTGAAGGAAGTAGCAGTAGATATTTTCAAAGTAAACCAGATGAACCAAGCGCATATCATCAAGCAATTGCACATTTGAATTCCTTAAATGAAAGATTTCTTACAAAAGCAGAAACATTAAAAGCATATTACAAAGGAATAAATGAAGGAACCATTGGTAAATGTCCAAAATGTGGATCTCCTAATCTTGGTGGATTAATTCCACCTGATTTTGAATCCCGTAAATGCGATGATTGTGGAAAAGTTTCCGATAAATGGAAAATCAATAAATAATTATATGAAAACCTTTAAACAACTTACCGAATCATCTCCTCCTGGATGGAGCAAAACTGTAGAAGCAATGAAAGAAAAAGGAATGTCTGATAATAAGGCATTTGCTCTTGCCTGGTCAATGTATAAAAAAGGATATAAGTCTCATATTCCAGAAGAAACAGAAATAATTCAAGAAGATGATTATAATTATTATAATGAATTTCAAGATCCGGGTGGACGATCAGCTTTGCGTAAAGCAACCAAATCTAATCCTCGTAACAAACCTTGTCCAACTTGTAAAGAACCAAATAGACTTACACCACGCGATGTAGCATTACATTATCAATGTGACAGGTGCGCCGATACATTGGAAAGAGGTGTATCCTTTAATGAAGAAAAAGATATTCAAGAAGTAAGCGCGGAACGTGAAGCTACAAGATTTATTACCAGTAAAGTAAAGGCTATTAAAATTAAACACAGCCGTTTCTTTTCGAGAACTACAGAAGGACGATTTAAAAGAAAACTTCTTCCCGGAACAACAGCATAATGTTATCTTTTAACCAATTTATAATTGAACGAAAACATCCAGAAATATCTGTAGAAAAAGCTCAAGAATTACATAATAAAGGACATATATTTAAACAAGCTACTTTATATGCTGTAACTGATCCACAACATGGTTGGCATAAAAATGTTCATTATATTAATTATGGCGGATCAAGAGGTAAAGAACCTGTAGCTATATTTCCACCAGGAACAAAATTTTCATAAAATGCAATCATTTAAACAATTTATTGGTGAATCAGTTTATAGTAGTGAAAAACGGTCTATTATTCATCCTACAAAAGGTGAACGAATAGCTTCAGAAAATGCACCTTTGCATAGAGATTTAGTTAGTCATGCAACAGGAGAAAATGGTATTCATTATCAATATCAAGCACACAAACATGGTTGGATATTACATCATTCAGCATATAATAAATATAAAAATGAACGTAAAGAAGTAACTTATGATTTACCTAATAGTCCAGAACATTTTGATGCTGTAAAAAATCATATTGAAAAAAACCATAAAGATGCTGGATTAGTAACTCTTAATGTTAGAACTCGGTCATTTATAGTAGTCGATAATGCGAAAGATGCCATTAGACATTTAAATCATTTAAAAAATTCTTAATTTTCATCTTTTGAAGTGCCCAATGTTTGTTGCGACACTTCAATTAATTTATTTAGAATCTGGTGGAACTAAAATTGATCCGGGAGGTGCTTGACCGGGATCATACTTTGATAAACTAGCAGAACTTAAACCAGGTGCAATTGTAATATTTTCCATAAATGCGTTAGGAATCCAAGTATAACCATATATTTTTCTTAAGTTGTTAACTTTATTTGCATCCCAACACCAAATATCTACAGCATTATCTACAGGAAATATACCTTTAAGTTTGGTTAAAACCTCCAACTTTACCTGTACATCTAAATCATTTTCTGTTGTAGATCCTTCTCTTCCCGGACAAAAATTCTTTAATTCTTGTGGAATTGAAACTCTTTCTGGGAAAAAAGTTTTTGGATTAACCCAAACACGTTCTTTAGTTAAATCTAAATTATCCCAAACAGTTTTAGGTTTTTCAACAACAATTGGAGTTGAAGCTACTGGTTTTGGATCAGCATAACGATTAAAGGGTGAATTTTGTTGTCCCCATAAAGAAACTGACAAAAGTAATGCTAAAATTAATGTTTTCATTTTTTATCTCTCTTTCTATTTATTTATTTTAAATCGGGATATTTTACTTTTAATTTCCGAAGTAATTTTTTTCTTTTTGAATTTTTGTATTTTCTAATATTTTTTTTCGTCTTATAGATAATGATTTATCGTATAATATTCGGTCTCTAGCACCAATTTCCCAATTAGGATCGGTTAAATATGATAATGGTAAATTTAATTCATTATCCACCAAAATTACAATATATCGTAATGAATCTCCATCAATATCTATAAAAAATAAAGATTTTGGTTTTTCATTTAAAATTTCTTTTTTTATTTTTTGATATGTTTTTAAAATAGTGTAGGCTTCTTGTTCAACTTCACTATGAAGGATTCTATATAAATCTAATCGTTCTTTTTCCATAATCATTTTCCTACAAATAGTGGGGCGTTAATTGGTACTTTACGCCCCACTTTAATAATGCTGCTGTCTTTAATAAGAAGTTTTTTAAGTTTCTTATATAATAAGTGTAACATAACCGTATTTCTTTGTCAAGTATTTTTTTCAAGCGTTACAATATCAAACGTAAAGAAGTAACTTATGATTTACCTAATAGTCCAGAACATTTTGATGCTGTAAAAATCATATTGAAAAAAACCATAAAGTCGGATCTTCCCATCAAAGTCGATCCCGATTCCAGGCCCATTGTAAGGAATTTTATTAAATATCTGGATATTTTTCTTTTAATTTCCGAAGTGTTTCTTTTTCTCTTTCGATCATTCTTTCTTTATCTTTATTTTTAATTTGGATTTTTAATGATTTATCATATAATGCTCGATCTCGAATACCAATTTCCCAATTAGGATCATTTAAATATGATAAAGGAAGATTTAATTCATTATTTTCAAATCCACCAAAAGCCCAATAGTCAGTTCCTGTATATCGTAATGTATTTCCATCAATATTTTCAAAATATAAATTTTTTGGTGATTCATCAAGAATTTCTTTTCTTATTTTTTGATATATTTGGATAATAGAATTAGCTTCTTGTTCAATTGTACCACGAAGGTTTATATATAAATCTAAAAGTTTTTGGGTCATAATTATTTTCTCACAAATAGTGGAGCGCCAATTGGTACTTTGCGCTCCACTTTAATAATGCTATCTCTAATAAGAAATCTCTTAAGTCTCTTATATAATAAGTGTAGCATAACCATATTTTTGTCAAGTATTATTTTAAAGCATTACAATATCAAACGTATTATCATTATGGAAAATCATTATATGATTTAATGCGGTATCAAGACAAATATTTTTACTATTTGGTAAAGTTTTATTATATCTAACATCATCACCACGAGTATGTCCCAAAATTTGATTTAATCCACCAATTGGTCTAAATTCATATCGCCAATCACACCAAGTAATTCCTCCAAAAGGAACAAAACCATCCCGAGCATGGCCAGCTTGTAAAATTGGTATTAATGTATTGTGTGATGTTCTTAATTGTTCTATCCAAATTAAATGTAAATTATCATCCAAAATATAGGAATCATTATAATAAGGATGTAAACCAGCATGAGTACATAACCAATCTTCTCTTAACCAATGAAAAAATTTAAACATATCCCATTCACGTTTACCTAATATTGAATTAATTTCATATTCAGTGTTAAACATATATCCAGAACATTTTAACATGTTATTAAAAGGAAAGGCATATTGAAGATCGTGGTTACCAAAAAGAAATATTCTTTTTGTATTATATAATTCTTCTTTAATTATCCTTGCAATTTCTTTAGAATGTCTTGGTCCAAAATCATCAAAATAATCACCAAGAAAAATAATTTGATAATTATGATAATCATTCAGGATTTTTGTAAGTGTATTTAGATTTTCATGAACATCTGGGACAATTATAATATCTTTACTCATATAAAATAAGTATAGCACAGTACCAAAAATTTGTAAACATTTATTTTTGATACTATGCTATTAAATTAAAGTTCTACTTGTTTACATGTACATCCATCTACTTCGCATGGAGTACTTTTAAGATTGACCATATCATCATGATTATGGTCCATAACGCGGTGACCACAAGAACAAATTTGGTGTAAATAATCTATCATAATTTGATTATCTTTAGGCATTCAAATATTTTCCTTTTCTTATTTTTATTTTAACTGCTTATAATCACAGTATACTATACTTTTTAGAAAAATGCAAGCTAAATGTATGAACCTAAAGCACTTGATATTATTATGTTTTCCATAATTTCTGGATTAATACTTTTAATAACATAAATATATTATACATGAATTATTTATAGAAATTAAGTCGTTTTAAAACCTAACTAAATATTTTTAGGAAAAATATGGCAAGTCAAAAAGCGTTTCGGAAAAGTTATTATACTACAACTGATTTAGCTGGTATTGTTGGAAAAATTGGTGACTTTACAATAGATATTACAAAAAATGTTATTGTAGTTTATAATGGATCAACTGCTGGTGGGATACCTTTAGCAAAAGAAGCTCATTCACATAACCTTGCATCTGGTAGTGTTGCTGGATTTATGGCAGCGGCAGACTATACGGCTCTTTATACTCATACTCATTCTGTAGCTACTACATCTGTTTCTGGATTTATGAGTGCTGCTGATAAATTAAAATTAGATGGAATTCCTCCTGGTGGAGGTGGTGGAGGTGGTGGTGCTCCTTCTTCAAGCGCAAACATACCAAATACTGTGGCTTTAAGAGATGCTAATGGTGATTTTGCTGTTAGAAAAATTACGGGAGTAGATTTTATTGGACACCTTTTAGGTAATGCTGATACTGTAACAGCCGGTCTATATTCAACTGGTTCTTATAATGATCCTGCTTGGATTATAGGTTTAAATGGTGCAAAAATTACTGGAGCAAATAGTTTACTTGGAACAGTAATTGCAAGTTTACCTTGGTCTAAATTAAGTGGTACAATTCCAAATATTTCTATATTTCCAAATGATTCGAATTATGTTCCTGTAGGTGGAAGTATTACAGGAACATCTGGTGGTGTTTTAAGTACTGGTGGAAGAGAAACTGTAAATGCTTCAGCCAATACAGTTATTATTCGAGATGCATCAGGAAGAGCTAAAGTAACAACACCTGTTGCTTCGGCTGATATTGCAACAAAAGGATATGTTGATGCAAATGTGAGTGGTGGAAGTTTTAGGATGGCAGCTACTCATTGGATAGGAAAATGGTCTGACAATAATAATTTTATTATTTTGCCCTATAATGCTTCAAAAGCTATTAATCTTATTAATGTCACTGGTCCAGGATGTATTAGATATATGAGAGCGGAGGCACATTATTGTGATGTATATGTAGACCAAGTTACATATGATTTTATTTTAGATGGAATAACATCCACGTTAACTCATGCTAGTTTATATGCGTTTGATATATGTAAAGACCTTGATTCTTGGGACAGAAAAGATCGTATAGATCTTGGATTATCATTTACTACATCATGTAGGATTATAATGTATTGGACTGTAAATCTATTATCTATGACTAATTCAAATCCAGGTTATTTTGCAAGTGTTATGATGTTTTTAAAGAATGTTTAATATGATTACATTGATTGTTCGAGGAAATTCGTTATCTGATATTATTAAGAATCAGGATGAAGTTGTAGTTGATGAAAATCCTGAATTGATTAGTATTGATGATATTATTGTTTATAAACTTGGGAGTAGTCAATCTATAAAAATTGTTATTGGAGTTCCCGGATCTCCAATATCTCTTGAAAATAATTATTTGTTTATTCGGGATAGAAAAATAAAATTAACCGATCAACAATTTGAATGTTGGAAAGATTGGAAAGAAAATAGTCCTATTATTCTTTCTAATAGGTTTTTTGTTTTAGGCATACATCCTGAATCAAGAGATTCAAAACAACATGGATTTGTGCTTCTTGAAGATATAATAGGTAAAGTAATTGGAATAAATAGATTTAAAGGTTAAATATGGCAAATCCTAATACCGCAAAATTTCCTGGAGCAATAGTAACAGATTTAGATTTACCACCAGCAACAAATTCATTTTCTACCACATTAACTGATGATATTGACGATACTGTAACTATTATACCTGTTACAAATGTTGATTTAAATTTTCCTACTATTATTAAAATTGATTCTGAATTTATTTTGGTTGGAGATAAAAGTGGATTTAATTTAATCGATTGTGTTAGAGGATTTGATGGTAGTACAGAAGCAGCACACTTTAATGGAGCAATAGTTAATGTTTTTGTTATGGCACACCACTTTAATCAAATTTGTGCAGAAATGGTTGCTCTTCAAACTTTTGCTGGTATAGATGGTGTAAATCTTTTGGGTGCTACGGGTTCCTCTGGATCAATAGGAGAAAGTGGACCATCAGGATCAAGTTTACCATTACCAGCACTCATATATTATAAAGCAGGAATTTCTCAAAATGGAGTAACTGTATTAGGATTTTCTACAGAAGTTGCTACTACACCTTCACCAATAAATATTGTAGGTACAAATACTATTTTGGGTGCTGCTGCTTTTGCAACAGGAAAATATGTACAAGATCATTTTCGTATTCCTACGGATTTTGATGGAACAAGTATTACAGTTACGGTTCATTGGAATGCAGTTGCAATAATTGGTGATTGTGCTTGGGAAATTTATTTTTCTCCTATTAGTGATGGAGATAATATTGATACCGCTTTTAGTTCACCTGAAAGTCTTTTAGATGTTGTAAATGGAACAACAAATCGATTGTCTGTAAAAACCGATACATTTACCATTACAGGAATAGCTGCTGGTGATGAATTGTTCTTTAAATTTGGAAGAACCGCATCGGATGATACATTATCTGGTAATGCTAATTTGATTGGTTTGTGTTTTAGTTTACCTAGAGCATAGATAATAAATATATGCCAAGATCTCATAAAAATGTACAAGATAAATTATCCGAAGTTTTAGATGTAGTTAATGATGTTTTTAAAGAATCTGATAAACCAAAAGTTGAACTTATTAAAACCGAACGAACGGATATATTAGAAAAACCATCAAGGTTTAATGAACCTACAATCCATACACAAGAAGATTATGAATATGCTAGGAAAATTTATTATAGTTTAATTGAGAAAGGATCTCAAGCTATAACTGGAATTCTTGAATTAGCTGAAGAAAGCGAACACCCAAGAACATATGAAGTTGCGGGACAATTAATTAAAACTATTTCCGAAGTAGCTACAGCATTAATGGTTTTACAAGAAAAAATGAAAATTCTTATTGGTCCTAATGCATTTGAAAAAGAAAAAGAAGAAGTGGGAGATACATTTGTATTTACAGGAACAACAAGTGAATTGTTGGGTATGGTAAATGAAGCAAGGAAAATTAAGAAACAAAAGGAATAAATATATCCGAGAATCAATATGGGAAATCCTAATACAGCATCTTTTCCATCATCACTTCCAGATGATACAATTTTAACTGTTGGTACAAATGATGCATTTACTACATTATCTGTATTTATCGACAATATTCAAACAACTAATATTGTTGTTGGATTAGCTTTTAATGTTCCTTGTATTCTTTCAATTGATGAAGAATTAATTTATGTTGGTTCAAAGGTGGGAACAACATATGCTGATGCTGTAAGAGGATTTCAAGGAACAACTCCCGCATCTCATATAGTAGGAAGTAATGTTTATGGATTTATACAAGCTTATCACCATAATCAATTCGCCGCAGAAATTAAAGCTATTTGTATTGCTTTAGGAATAGATTTAGCAAATGTTATTAAAAATGCTGCTACCTCTGGTGGTGATCTTTCTGGAACATATCCTGATCCATCAGTTTTACAAGTTGGTGGAGTTTCCGCGGCTAATGTAGCCCTATTATATTCTAAAATACATACACAAGGAATATTAAATCGAATTGAAGTTGATACTACACCATTTGATATTTTAGCATCACATATTATAATCGGAATATTAGATTTGAGTGGTGATGTAAATTTAAATTTACCAGATCCAACTACAGTTGGTATTGGTAAATATTATTGGATTAAAGATGAAGCTGGAGTTGCAAATACCAATAATATTTATGTTACACCTTATGCTTCTGAAAAAATTGATGGTGTTGCGGCTCCAAAAGTTTTAACTACAGATTTTGAATCTATAATCATTTATACCAATGGTGTTGATTGGTTTATTGTATAATTTATGTTCTCTGAAGTTTATCTTGGAAACCCAAAACTTAAATCTTCCAATGTTACTGTAAGGTATACAAAAGAACAGTTGGAGGAATTTATAAGATGTGCTGAAGATCCAATATATTTTATTAGAAATTATATCAAAATCGTACATGTTGATCGTGGACTTATACCATTTGATATGTGGGATTTCCAAGAAGATATAGTTAAAACAATTCATAATAACCGTTTTAGTATCTGTAAGATACCAAGACAAGCACTTTCTTTAGATACACCTATACCAACTCCAAATGGATGGACAACTATGGGTGCTGTAAAAAAAGGAGATGATATTTTTGGACAAAATGGTAAACCTACAAAGGTTTTAGGTACTTCAAACATAATGGAAAGTAATGAATGTTATAAAATAGAATTTGATAATGGTGAAACTATTATTGCTGATAAAGAACATCTTTGGGAAGTAAATACTCCTGATTGGAAATATGGTGGTCCAAGAATATTAACAACAGAAAAAATTATACCATTTTTTAAATCTAAACAAAAAAACAATTCTGGTATTTATATTGAAAATACCAAACCATTAGAATTACCAGAACAAAAAGATTTAAAAATTCATCCATATATTTTGGGTGTTTGGTTAGGAGATGGTTCTTCATATGGAGGAAGTTATACTAACCACATAGATGATATAGAAATTACACAATATATTGAAAAATTTGGGTATAAAACTTCTATAGGAAGAAAATCAAAAACAAGTAATGCTGAAACCAGAACCATTTATGGATTACACACACAACTTAAAAAAATAGGATTACTTAAAAAATGTGCTGGACCATTTAAAAAAATAATACCTAAAGAATATTTGCGTTCATCTATAGAACAACGTCTTTTACTTTTACAAGGTTTAATGGATACAGATGGTTCATGTTGTCCTAATGGATCTTGCGAATTTTATCAAAAAAATGAAAATCTTATACACCAAGTAAGAGAATTATTATCTTCATTAGGTATTAAATCAAGACTTAGACCATATTTTCATAAAAATGGAGAAACATATTATACACTTTCATTTAGTACCATAAAATTTGAAGTTTTTAAATTATCTAGAAAATTAAATCGACAAAAAAATCTTTTAAATCATCCTAAAAATACACGTATTTATTTTAAAAATATTACAAAAATTAAAAATGTTCCTGTTAAATGTATTCGTGTCGATAATGAAAGTAATTTATTCCTTTGTGGATTAACCATGATTCCAACTCACAATTCTGGCAAATCCACCACCACTTTAGCCTATCTTCTCCATTACATATTGTTTAATGATTTGGTAAGTGTTGTTGTTTTAGCTAATAAAGCCGATACCGCTCAAGAACTTTTATCTCGTTTACAACTTGCATATGAAAATCTTCCTATTTGGTTACAAAATGGTATTGTAACTTGGAATAAAAGAAATATAGAACTTGAAAATGGATCAAAAATTAAAGCTTCGGCAACATCAAGTGCAGCTATTCGTGGTGGCGCATATAATATTATTTTCCTTGATGAATTCGCTCATATTGATAATACTTTAGCAGATTTCTTTTTTACATCAGTATATCCTACAATTTCATCAGGACAAACAACAAAAGTTATTGTTGTTTCTACTCCTTTAGGAATGAATCATTTTTATAAAATGTGGATTGAAGCTGAACAGGCTGCAATGCTTCGTAAAAAAGGTAAGTTTGAGGAAGCAAAAAAAATTAGTAGGTTTGTTACTATTGAAATTCATTATTCTCAAGTTCCTGGACGTGATGATGATTGGCGAGAACAAGAAATAGCCAATTTGGGGTCGGAGGAAAAATTCGAACAGGAATATGGTTGTTTTACTCACTTGACAACAATAGAGTTAAAAGATTTACAAGATGAAAGTATTATAAATCTGAGTATAGGTGAACTTTATGAAAAACTTCAAGCACTTCAAGAATCTAATATTGTAATAAATCCAAATCGTTATAAAATTTTAACTCCCAATGGTTTTGAAAAATTTACTGGTGTTCAAAAAGTAGTAAAACCTTTTTGTATTCGTTTAACATTTAATGATGGATCCGATGTAATTTGTTCTGATAATCATCCTCTCATTTCTTTTAATAATTCTTTAGTATTTGCTGGACAATTAAAACCTCAAGATTATATAAAATCTAAAGATTCTTGGCTTTGGGTAAAATCTATTGAAAAAATTGATGGAGAAATAGAACTTTATGATATAGTAGATTCTGGTATTGATAATTTATATTATGCTAATAATGTGGTTTCACATAATTGTGAATTTATTGGATCTTCTAGAACATTAATATCTACTAAAAAATTAAGATTGCTTGCAAACCTTCATAAAAAACCAATATATTCACAAAATGGATTAGATGTTTATAAAGATCCTATGATTGAGGTTATTGAAGATGAAGATGGATTTAAAACTAATAAACCTCACATATATGTGCTTGCTGCGGATACTGCCCAAGGGAAAGGATTAGATTATTCTTCTTTAATTGTGGTTGATGTAACTTCATTTCCTTATGAAGTGGTAGCAAAATATAGAAGCAATACAATATCTCATTTAGTTTTTCCAGAAGTTTTATTTGCTGTTGGTAAAAAATATAACAATGCTTATATTTTAATTGAAATTGCCGATGTTGGTTACAGTGTTTCTCAAATGTTGCATTATGATTTGGAATATGAAAATATTTTAACATGTACTACAAAAGGAAGAGCAGGACAACTTTTATCAACTGGACATACAAAAACTACACAATTTGGTGTTAAAATGACAACACCAGTAAAGAAAACTGGATGTGCTAATTTAAAAACTCTTATTGAAAATAATAAATTAATGTTATATGATTTTGATGCTATTGCGGAATTAACAACATTTGTTAATGTTGGTAATTCTTATAAAGCTGAAGAAGGATCACATGATGATATTGTTATGTCCATGGTTGTATTTTCTTGGGTAGCTTCTCAAAAATATTTCAGAGAATTAATAGATTCGGATATTAGGTTAAGCTTAAAAAAGGATATGGAAGATGAATTGGATTATAATATGTTACCTGCTCCTATAATAGGAGATGGAAATCCAGAACAAGTTGAAATAACGGAGACTGATGTTTGGAGACCAGTTGCGGGTTATACAGGATTTTATCCAATATAATAAACGTATCCCAAAAAATCAAAACCAATAAATATTTACTGAATTATAGTTATTTTAGGTATTCAAAAAAGGAGAATAAAGATGTCATTTCCAATTAGTCCAGCCGTGAATGTAAGTGAAATAGATTTGACAACTGTGGTTCCAGGTCTTGGAACAACTGGTGGTGCTTTTGCTGGTGCTTTTAAGTGGGGACCAGTTTTAGACCCAGTACTTGTGGATAGTGAATTGGTTTTAGTAAGTACGTTTGGAAAACCAGATTTAAATACAGCTAAAGGTTTTTTCAGTTGTGCATCATATTTGGCTTATGCAAATAATTTAAAGGTTGTTAGAGTTGTATCTACTGCTGCAAAAAATTCAAAAACAAGTGGAACAGCTATTCTAATTAAAAATCAAGATGATTATGATTTTAATTATGCAAGTGGTCAAGCAAATATAGGTCAATGGGCCGCAAAATATCCAGGTGTTTTGGGTAATTCATTGAAAGTTTCGATATGTGATTATGCAAATTGGTTTGAATGGGCCTATAAAAATGATTTTGATTCTGCTCCGGGAACATCTGATTTTGCTGTTTTAGCAAATGGATTAAATGATGAACTTCATATTGTTGTAGTTGATGAAGATGGATATTGGAGTGGAGAAAAGGGAACTATATTAGAAAAATACGCTCATTTATCAAAAGCTTCAGATGCTAAAAATAATGATGGTTCTTCAAATTATTATGCAGATGTAATTAATAGAAAATCTAAGTATGTTTGGTGGATGGATCATCCTACTTCTGGTTCGAATTGGGGTGGAGTTGCACTTGATACTACTTTTGTTGGTTTAGCAACAACTATTGTTTTACTTGCTGGAAATACTGGTGAATTTACTCTTGGAGAAACAGTAAAAGTTAAAACTGGAACTCTTACTGGTTTTACTATTGTAAACGGTGGTACAGGATATACTGGAGCACCTACAATAGAATTTAGTGGTGGTGGAGCAAGTGCACAAGCTACAGCACATTGTCATGTTACTGATGGAGTGATTGTTGATGTTGATATTGATACTCCAGGTGCAGGATATACCGCAGAACCTACAGTTACAATTACACCAACAAATGGTGGTTCAAATGGTAATGTTACCATGATTGTTACATATACTACAGTAATAAAAGAAGGTGTTGTAATTTCATGGACTACAGGTACAAAAACTTTAACATTGAGATCAACTGTTGGTACTGATTTTGTGGTGGATCAAAGAATTACTGGAGCATCGTCAGCCGCATCAGGAATTGCAGATGAAGTTACTGTTGTTGAATTATCAGTTAGTTTAACTGGTGGTGTAGATGGTAATGATTCTGTTAGTGATGGAGAAATTGAAGAAGGTTATGATCTTTTTGTAAATGCAGAAACTCAAGATGTTGGATTAATTATTACTGGTGCAGCAAGTAAAACTGTTGCCCAATATTTAATTGACAATATTGCCGAAGTAAGAAAAGATTGTATTGTTTTTATTTCTCCTGAAATGGCTGATGTTGTTGATAATGCTGGAGATGAAGCCGATGATATTATTATTTCCAGAAATCTATTAACATCTTCAAGTTATGCATTTATGGATGGAAATTGGAAAAAGCAATATGATAAATATAATGATACTTTCCGTTGGGTTCCATGTAATGCTGATGTTGCCGGATTAGCAGCAAGAACAGATACCGAAAGAGATCCTTGGTTCTCATTTGCTGGATTAAATCGTGGTACTTTAAAGAATGTTGTAAGATTAGCTTGGAATCCTTCAAAAGCATTCCGAGACGAATTATATA